GTCTTGGCTTATTTTCTTTTAGGCTTTTTATCTCTAGCTTTAGCTTTACATTTGCCTCTATTAATTCCTGCCTTTGTCTTACTACCTCGTCAATCGAGCCGACCTCTGCGACTATCTCCTCTACTGAGGGAGTAGGCTCTAATATACTCTCCAAAGCGTGAAAGCTCTTTTTAAAAAATACATCAAATTTATAATGTACATTAAATTTTTTGAGCGAGTGTAATACCGTAGAGTGGTCGTGGTTTGTAATAGCTCCTATCTCTGCAAATGGTTTGCCCGTTAACTCTCTAGCGAAATGATAAAATAAACATCTAGCCATAACGTACTCCCTCTGTCGTGTGTTTTTATCTATTTTTAATCCTGTTACTTCCTCTACTGCGTCCTTAATTGTTTTTAACATAGTTGTTCTTTAAATTGTTTAAACTCCTCTAGGCTGCGGATAACTACGTATGTGAATCCTTGAGACTCTAGTAGTTCCTGCCATAGTATTTGCTCTTTGCTTTGCTTTCCTTTAGCGTTTTTTAACTCAATCATATAGGCAGAGCTTTGGTAATAATAAACCATATCGGATCGCCCTTTAATTAATCCGAGCGCTTTGTTTCTATTGCCGTCTATTTTATTAGCCGAGTTGTTTAGGTTATAGCAAAGTAAACCTCTCTCGTCGGGAAAGCTATTCCAATGCCATTGGAAAATCTGCGTTTGTATTTTAACCTCGCTCAACATTTATACTAAATTGCATTGCATAACGAATTTGCTCTTTGATATATTCAATTCCATCATATATAAATATATTACCATAGCCATCAAAAGGAGTAACGCCATCAATTTTATAAAAGCCTGCTATTTGTGAAACCATTTTTAAATCTTCCTTTAAACTTTCGTATCTATTTTTATGATAATTAAATTTTGTTTTTTTTGCTTTGTTATAGCCAATAGATTTATTTAGGCAATTTTTATTGTCTATATGATTTAATATATAAGCGTGTTCTATTTTTCTTAATATATTTTCATCTGTTGAATTAGATGTAACTAAACAAAGTATTTCTTTTATAAAATTTTTTTTACCATACTTCTCAATTTGTTTTTTTAATTCAACTCCACTACCTAAATAGTTAGGGTTAGAGGTTGTATTTAAACCTATATAGTACTCACCTGTTTTTTTATTTGTTGTTTTGTAAATCTCCATAATTTAATGTATTTTAACCTCACTAAGCATCTGGCTCAAATATAAAATAAAAATCGTCTAGGTTTACCCCTAGAAATTTCTGCATTGTTGCCATAGTTAAAAATGTAACGTCGTAAACGTTATCGGTTGCCTCTAGGTCTTTAATAATTCGATGCGCTGTAAATGGATACTCCTCGTTTAATAAAGATAGCTTATCCTTTAAATCTGGTCTTAATGTTTGTAGTAAGTTTTTCATTTTGTTTTAGTTTTATTTTATTTAGTTATTATCTTATTAGCTTGTTAGCCTCTGCCATATTGTTAAACTTGTAGCCATACTTTATCATTACTTTTATAATTGCGTTTGTGTCGTATGGGTGATTAAACTCATCTGAGTAAAAGTCTTTTACTACTTCAGCAAAAGCTAAATCTTTAGATAAACCTTTAGTGTCTTGTAGGTTGTTCATAAAGTGTAAAAATCCTTTTTTATTAGTGTTCATTACATTTTTAACTCTAGTTAAGTCCGCAGCCATTATTTTAGATACAATATTATTTCTTAATTCGCTATTAATTGAATTTATTTTATTTATATGAAAAACATCTGTATAGAGAGTTTCTGTAATATTTTTTCCTGTTATCTTATAGTTAGACTCTTTAGCTATTACCTCTTTTATTACTTTGTAACCATCTACATTAAACACGTATGCTTTACCAACTACAACGGGTCTTGTAGCAGTTCCCATAGTTCCGCCAACGTTGGCTATTATTCCGTATGTATTAATTGCTTTGTCGTTTGATAGTGTCATAGTATTAATTTTGTTTTTTCAAAGATATATAAACTTATAACTTATAAACAACTTTTTTAACTAAAAACTTTAAATCTTTTTTTATTTACATACTCGAAAGACTTTTTATACCCTACCGCCTCAAGAAAATCTCTAGCGTCTAGCCTGCAAGTTTTACGATGCAATACCCACGCCGCAGTTATGTATTTGTCATGTACCGCCTGCGCAAGCTCTGCGTTTGACATCTCGCTGTAGTTTTTAATTACCTCGTTTTTAATTAGCTCTAGCCTAGCAATCTCTGCCTCCTTTTTATTTATGAATTTATGTTCGCAATAAGGGCAGACTTTTGCAGAGGCTAATAGTATAGCTTTACATTTCGGGCAATCTTTTACGGGCGCAGGCTGCTCTCTTGTAAGTTTCTTTTTTAGACTCCAGTCTCTAGGATTTTCCCAATGCCCTAGCCGTTTGATATTATTTCCAAAGTCTAGGATATTAAACGAGTTTAGGTCTGCGGTAGTCCTTGAGCCTCGTCCGCACATTTGCAGGAATAAAGGGAGCGAGGTTGTAGCTCTGTATAGTATTATAGTCTCGATGTCTGGCTGGTCAAACCCTGCATTTAAAATACCGCAGTTACAGATAATAGCTTTAGGGGTTTTATCGTACCATTCTAGTATAGCCTCTCGCTCATTTTTAGGGGTGTTTCCGTCGATATGTTTTGCCTCGTAACCTCTTGCATTAAATTGAGCGCAAACGACCTTAGAGCTGTTTACATTCGATGCAAATAGTAAGGTCTTTGTATTCTCTGTTAACCGTACCCAGTTATCTACGACTCCGATATATGTTTTGTTATCCTCGTAATAGCTTGCGGTATCGTAATCCGCTCCCGTTCGTTTTAGTCCTTTGGTATCTATTGGCACGCCGTAGCTATTGGCAGAGGATAGGAAACCCATTTTAATTAATTCGGGTGTATCTATTCGTTGCACTATGGCGGTGTAAAACTCGTCAAGAGATACGGCAGCCTTTCCCTTGCGCTCTGGAGTAGCCGTCGCTCCTATTACGTAGGCTTTAGGGTTAATATACTCTAGTAGCTTTGTAAATATATTTAGATGCGCCTCGTCGATTACTACTAGGCTCTTAGATGCTAGGAAACTGCTATAAGTTTCTTTGCGTCTGTCTATTGTTTCGACCATTCCCACGTGGAGCCTAGCTTGCAGGTCTGGCTTTGAGCCGCTCGTAATATATTCGGGGGTTAGTCCGAATTTCTCGAATGAGCTACCCGCTTGTTTCAATAGCTCGCTCCTATGAGTTAATACTAGGACGTTACCTCCACGCTTTAGATGCTCACTAATTAAGTAAGTAAACATAATCGTTTTACCTGCGCCCGTTGGAGCGCAGAGTATAGTCCTGCGGTTTCTTTTAAAAGAGTTGCGCAAGGATTGGATTATATCGTTTTGGTATGGTCGGAGTTTAATCATTCTAGTATATGCTTATTATTAATAACCCCTGTCGATAATTGTTTTAAATTGTTTGCTGCGGTTGTCTTGCCACGCAATGAGTCCGCCAAGTCTTGAGATTTCTTTTTTAGCATCTGCAATTCTCTGCTCCCCGTTTGAGCTTTCTCGTATTGCTTTATAACCTTTCTCAATTCTTTTTTGGATTGCCTCAAGCTCTGCTCTAAGTCCGTCGTTTCTTTTTTGAGTTTCTCGTATTGCGTTGCGAGTTCTCTCGATTTCAATAGTCGGCTGTTGTAGCTCGACGATAGCTCTTTCTGTAGCTGTAAACTTTGCTGTAATATCTCCGCTATCATTCATTGAGTGTATAGGTTATATTACACTTGCAGTAATTAGGCTCTACAGATTGCAGCTTTTGGATATACAAAGCGGCGTCCATTAACTCCTCTTTTAAGTGTTGCAGAAAATCGTCTCTGTTGTTATCCTCCAGAGTAGTGTTATATTTCTTTATCCCTGCCTCCGAGCGTGCGTCAAACTCTGCTTTTAAATCCTCTAGTATTTTGTCTTTCATATATATAAAAAATAAAGGGGAGCGCTAACTCCCCAAATTATTAAAATGGCAAATCGTCTGCCTCGTCTTGAGCTACCTCTGGAGCTGCCTCCCCTGCCTCTGCTTTAAATATCTTCCAAGACTGCAAGCTCGTGTAATACTTTCCTTTGTACTCGTTTGTTTGTACGTTAAAACTTACGTCTACCTCTTGCCCGACTTTATTGTATTTCAAAAACTGCTCTACTTTCTCGTCTCCGAATACGTCAAAACAATAGAGGTTGTTATAGTCCTCTGTAGTCTCTAGGATAAAAGATAGCTTTTGCCAATCTTTGCCCGATGCTGACGTTCCTTTTTGTGTATCTAACACCTTTGTAATCTTTCCTGTTACTTTCATAGTTATTATATTTGGTTATCGATTTTCTCTATTAAGTGGCGCAGGTCTGAACGTTCAAACTCGCCTAGTTTTATCTTGTTAATTGTTAAATAGTAGTGGTCTTTCTTACTGTCTGTTATTTCTATATCCATTAATTTGGCTTAAAGTTAATATTTATTTTTATGTATTGCAAATTTTAATCTTTATATTTTTCTAGATTCATTTTAACTAGTATCGGAGTCTCTCCGCCGTTCAATACTACAGCGCAACCGATAGCGTTCTTTTTACCTCCTGCGGCGTAAGCAAAAGCATACTGAGAGTCGTCTATTCCACACCCTACAGCCATAGCAAATATAGCTCTAGTCTTTCCAAACATATAATCTATATAGAAATCTGTGTGAAAATGCCCTGTAACTGTGGAGACCATATCCCTACGCGCTGCCGTTCTAGCTTTAGAGCTTTTATGCCCATGTACATATCTAACGCCGTCGATATAAGTATCCGTTACCCATTGCCAGTTAGGCGTTTTTAAAACGTCGTTAAACTCTTTTATCCATATTTTAGGAACGCCACTATCGAAAGCCTTTCGCATTATTATAGCGTCGTGATTTCCTATACAAACCTCAGCGTCTGGAAATGCTTTATACCAATCTTTTACTTGCTCGACGCAAAGGTCTAGCTCTGCGCCTCCTCCTAGTCCGTCGGGGTCTGTAGCGTGAAAGCTAGAGTAATGCGAGTCTATAATATCGCCAATAAAAACAACTCTATTACATTGATACTCTTTATATGTATCCTTACAAAATTGTAGGTAGTCTTTACGTTCAAATGGCAAATGTATATCTCCTATTACTAGGACTCTACTTTTTTCGGCTTTAGCTCGCATCTCTAAAAGATTAGCCTCTTCCTTTGCTGTTAATCTGTAGCGGTTGGTTTTATTCATAACTTATTTATTTGGGTTAATACTTCGTGATAATATTCTATAGTTTGATTATTAGACGGCTTTAGTATCTCGCTCTCTAGTATCAAAGTGATATGTACTTTTGCGCATTGTTTCGCCTCTGTGCTAGTTGTAGTTATAGAGTAAAAAGCCTTTGCTAATTGGTACGCTTTCTCCTTTGGCGTCTGCATAAAATGCCATTCTTTTTTTATCATTTTTCCTTGTTAAATTTTGTTATATATCTCTGCGTTGTTCGTATAGATTTGCCTAGCATATCCGCAATATCTTTCTGAGATACGTCGGGGTTTTTTGTATAGATACTTTTGAAATTAGTGTAAGCATCTTTTTTATTATCAAAACTAGATTTTATTTTAGTTCTCTCGGCGCTCTCTATTTTTATCTTGTTAGCCATATCTATAAAGTAATGCGCTAACTTCTCAGCTTTTAAAACGCTAGATTTCTCTACCTCGTCCTTATGTATCTTTGTATTTTTTTGAGACTCTAGGGTATTAATTAATAATGCAAATCTAGCGACGTAGGCTTTCATTTTTGGTAGCATTGATTTGTTTGCCTCTGCTATATCCTCCGACTTTTGCATATTGGTTATTTCTTTGTGGATTCGCTTGTATTCTATTTTAGCCTCTGGAGTAAACTCTGCGGTTACTGCCTCAACTACGTTACCCTCGCCTAGTCTTAGGTTTCTTTTAGTAGACTCGTAAAATTTAATAATAAATGTATCGTACCATACAAGCAAATCTTGCTCAATCTCCTCGTCTACGAAATCTTCTACCTCTAACTCTGGGTAACTAAATAGCATACGGTCAATAAATCCGTTAGACTTATTCTCCTCAGTTTGGAATCCGTCTAATATGCTCGGCTGTATTCCGCCCATGATAGGTAAAAAAGCACGCTCTACAAAACTACTCTTTGCTGTCTTTCTGTTTAGGTTTATCTCGCCGCCACTCCAAGACGAAAGCCAATGCTCCATATCTCCTCCCTCGCGGTACTTATTCATATCTTTAAAGAAACCTGCAAGCTCGTCTTTTAAAACCCCTATACCGTTTGTATTTTCGTTATGTAATTCTACGAGCGCCTCAAGAGTTACGTCGTTAACTAAAAATTGAGTTTTTTTAGGCTTATAAACTGGCTCTGTTAGAGCTTTATCTTTAGCGTCCATATTGTTAAACTCGTCAAACTTTGCCTCTGCTACTATATAGCGCTTTATCTCTGTGCTATTTGCTTTATCTAAAGGGAATGTAATACCTTTAATAGATGGTGTCTTTCCTACCCCTGCCTTTCCAACTAGAGATAGCCAAATACTAGGGGTTTCGTTCCACCCGTTTTTTATTTTTATCTGTTGTGAATTACCTACTATTATAGAGGTTAAAAACAACAAGCTGCAACCCATATAGTCAATAGATTGTTTTAGCGTTCTATGCCTCTCTAGTATGTAGTGCTGTAATTCTAAAGGGAATATCTCTAAAGGAAACTCAGTATTTACGCATACCTCTTTATCCTCTAGGGTAACGTCTAAAGGCGAATCTATTTCTTTACGTTCTCCAAATCCTTGCTTGTATAAATCTACAGCCGCAGCGCTCCCGTCGTCGTTGTGGATATAATGAGCGTAAACCATAAACGGGTTATATCCTTTCTCTGCCTCGAAAGACGTTCCAGAGGTAAAGAGATACATCAATCCGTTATCCTTATAGATATAACCGCTATGTGCGGAATCTGCTCCTTTGCGTCTTATTATATATTTGTCTTTTAGGTTTCTTACTACGTCAAAGTCTGCGCCTATTAAATCTAGTATACTTGTTTTATTGTTGTAATCCTCCCAAGCGCTCAAGCCTGTAGATATTGGTTTGTCTTTTTTAGGTTTCTCGATTACTTCTATTGCCTCCTCTTTGTGGTCGTATGTTTTAGATATAGAAAATAATACCTCCCTATCCTCCTCGCTAATATAGTCGATGTCTGTATACTCTTTGCCGTTTAATATATCGGAATAAGCTACGATATATCCGCCGTTACCTCTGGTTTCTAGTATTTGCTGTTTATGTCCTTTAAGTTTGGCTACCTTTAGATTACCCTCTACTCTTTTAGACTTATAAAGTATGTGAAAGCCGTCGTTTATAGTTTTAGCTATTACAAACTTATCTTTAAAATTAAATATGTTATCCTCTAAAAAGCTAATATACTCAGCCCACCACTCGGATTTCTCTTTTGCTGTAGAGAATACTTTTAAATCTACGTCTAGACATTCCAAATCATTAAATCCTGTAACAATACCGACGGCTTTAGCTTTAGGGTTTAAATAGTTTACTCTAAAAGTCTCTATATCTGTAGCTGTTTGCTGCGCTTGTTTCCAACTTCCGACGGGTACTTTATCGGCGGTTGCAGTAATAAGAGAAAAACCCCTATCGATTATATTATTACATTTTTGTATATCTAGTTTTATCATTTTTGGGTATAAAAAAACTCCTAATAAATAAGCTCAAGGTAGGAGTAGCTTAGATATTAAGAGTTTTATAATGTGTTGCTATAACCTCCTACGATTATATCAGCGATTAACTTGAACGGTTATCTCCTACAAATATAAACTCTTTGTTTTATATTAACTCCTATTTTTATTAACAATCCAAACACGACAAAACACGACAAACACGACAAAATAAAAACACGATGTCGTGTCCTGCGCCCAGAGTGGTATTGACTTTGTTGCCAAAACACGACAAAAAAGTGTCGTGTCGTCTTTTTAAAAAATTGTAAGCCTTTATTTTTTCAGTTTCAAAATACTAAACACGACACGCCAAATGTCGTCTTTCCGTGTAATCCTTTGCTATCACTAGGCTAAGGCACACGACACGCGAAAAATTTATGTCGTGTTTGTCGCCTCAAAACACAAAAAAAGCCTATAAATCAAATTACAGGCTTTTTGAAACTAATATTTTAAATTGTTAATAAGTCTCGTAAACTTTATCCAGAGACGCGGTAATCATTTTTAAAATGTTAGCCGTACCGTTACAATTTGCACACATACGCTTTGTATCGTATCTCAAGGCAAACACCCACTCGTAAGTATTAAATACTAGTTTTGACTCTTCGGCGTTCCATTTGTCAACCTCTCTAGATTTTACAAACTTATCGTAAGCCTCAAACATTTCTTTAGTCATGCAGCGCTTTGGTCTTTGCGATGCGTTAAACGTTGGCGAGTTGTTTAAGAGTCTTTTACGCTCTTTACAGCCACAATCTTCGCCCTCTGGAGTGAATGTCTCTACTAGCTTAGATATACCCGTAGCTTTAAATACTTTCTCTAGGGTTGTACCTATACCTACGTCGTCCACGTTTTTGGTTTCTATGGTTTTATCGTAGGCAAGTTTCAAGTCTTTGTATTCTTTGCTCCTTTTGTCTCCTTTAAAATTCTTTAGGTCTTTTTTAGTTACTTTCATTTTTACGCTTTTTTAAATATTTAAGATTACTATTTTTATACTCTTTATAATTCTCTTTTAAAATCTTTTTTAATCCTTTATGTATTTGACGATGTACATAACAATAATTTATGTTAAACTCTCGCCCTATTTCTCTGGTAGATTTGTCGAAACTTTCCTGTATTAATTCTTTTTGCACCATTGGCAGGTCGTCAAATCTGTTTAAATATTCTATTTGCTTGTCGCTAGGCTCAAAAGTATTCTCGCCATACGGTAAAGAGTGAAAGCTATCAATGCCGACCTCTCGATTTTTCTTTTTTAGTAGGTCAAGCCAAAGGTTTTTTATTGTAATTGCTACCATTGCGTCGTTAACTCTTTTATAGTCTGCGAGCTTTAGGTACATTTGCTGTACTAAGTCTTGAGCGTGGTCGTAGTTTCCGCATATCCTGTAGGCTAGATTTCTCCACTCCTCATTCCTTTTTGATAATCTTTCTAACATTATTATTTTAATCTGTTAGTAGTATAATATATATATTTTGTTACTAATAATTTAATTTTTTTATTAACATATTTTTTTAATCAAAAAAAAGTTGTAATATTGTAAAACAAAACTAAAAAACTATGAGAACAAAAAAACAGATTATCCAAAAATTACAGCAACTAGCAGACAGCTTGCCAAAATGTGAGAAACGCAAGGCAATCAAAAAAAGAATATTAAGATTAAAACTAAATAAGTAATGAAAACATTAAAAGATAGTATACAAGAGCTTGCCGCTCCGATTATAGACTGGGAAAGCGACCACGATAACGAGGTATTACAGCAGGATTTTGTAGAGGCGCAAATGGGAGAGTATGGTATAGAGTTTAGTATATACGCAAGCCGAGATATATCGATTTCACATGGCACTCACTTTGAAACGCAAGACGTAACGGTAGGCGATGCTCATTTTGATATTGAGATACTAGCGGTATTCGACCAAGACTACGACGATATAGATATAACAGAGGAGGAAGACGAAATGATTACAAACGTAATAGCTAACTTTTATGAATAGCAGAAAGATGTGTAATAGAGAGAAAATAATACGACTTAATAGTATGCTACAAATATTGTCCGTAAGATATGACTACATAATAGATAAAGATAATCCTTATTATCGTATCTTTGGTACTGAATCGGAGCGTTTACTCGACGCAAATTTTAACATTAGAGTACAAAATAGATTAAGAAAATATAAAACAAACTTATTATGCAAGTAAACAATTTAAAGCTATGGAATAGCGTAGAAAAAACAAACCCAAAGTATACTAAAAAAGCTAAAATAGGCGGAATGTCTATAACTGCAATAGCGCCACAATATCAAATAAT